GAGTGGCGACGCCGATGGCCGTGCCGGCCTGACGGGCGAGGAACGCACCCACGTCCACGCCGGCGTCCGTCGCGAGCTCACGCGACAGCTGGCACAGGACCAGGTACTTGTACGCACCGAGGGTGCGCACGTTCACGAACGTCGGGTCGGACGCCGACGCCTGCGAACCCTCGCCGACGATCGACGCAGTCGAGAACGCCGAGGTCGTGGGGACGGTGATGTTCTCACCGGTCTGAGTGGTGACGACGGTGGCGACGCCACGCACCGGGTTCGCCTGCACGAGGTGCTCGACGATCTGGCCGTAGACGTTCGTCGGGGTCGCCCCGTAGACGTTCGACTTCGTGTTCGAACGGGCCTCGAGGGTCACCTGCCGGGCCTCACCGCGCACGAGGCGACGGATCTGCTCGTTGTCGTCGTCCGCCGGGTCCTCGTCGTCGCCCGAGGTGAGGAGGCCGCGCACGCCGAGGCGGGCCCGGGACTCCTCGATCGCTGCGTCGCGCTCCATCGCATCGGCGATGGTCTGGCGACGGGCGTCGAGCTCGTCGAGGTCCTTGTTGATGCGGTCGAACTTCTCGGCCTCCTCGGCCGAGAGGTCACGGTTCTCCGTAGCGGCGTCGTCGAGGAGGGCCTTGGCCTCTTCCCACGCACGGGCGCGCGACTCGGAGATGCGGTCGATGTGCTCCTGGCTCATCTGATTGCACTCCTTCTGAGTGTCTTGAGGGATGGGGGGTCAGGCAGGGGGTGCTCGACGAGGGGCTGCCGCTGATCGGGCGGTGCGTGCTCGGAGTCCGGGCTGCTGGTGCCGGCATGCCCTGCCGGCGAGGGTCTCAGCGCTTGTGGCTGTAGAGCTGGTGGTACCGCTGTGCGAGCGCCAGGGGCCGAGTCGGTTCTGCCGGCTGCTCGTCGGTGTCGGTGTTTCGCACGGATGCACCGGCGGTCTCGGGGTATGCGGGATGCCCGGTCACGACGCTGACCTCGTGCAGGGCGACCTCGCGGAGTTCTCGTTGGTCGCCCTGCCAGGTGTCGTCGATGACGGTGAAGCCGAAGCTCATGCTGTCCACGACCCCGGAGCGCATGAGGTTCGCGAGATCGCGTGCGTAGGTTGTGTCCGGGAGTTCGGCGTCGACCCGGAGGCCGTGCCCGTCCTCGGCGAGGTTCAGCGTGCCGCTGCGGGTCGACGCGAGGACTTGGTCACTGTTGTGGTTGATGTACATGCGGACGTCATTGTCCCGACCGAGGGTCCGCTTGAATGCGCCGGGGGCGATGGTCTCGGTGAACTCGCCGTTCGCCCGATCCCAGAGGCGCTCACTCGGGCTGTTGAAGACTGCGGCGTACCCGTGGAAGCGGATCGGCTCGCCTTCGGGCGCGTCTGCGGACCGCTCTTCCACAGTGATGCCGGTGCCGATGACGCGCACTTCGCGCTGGCGGCCGTTGATCTCTCGTTCCTCGGCCTCAAGGATTCGGGCGCGCGGCGATTCAGAGTCAGACATGGTGTCTCCAGCGGAGGTGATTTCTTCGGCCTGGCGCGCGAACCAGGTGCGCGCCGGGCCGGGATCGGTCGGGTCGATGCCCCACAGATAGTGGGCGACGGCCCCGTTGCCGGGCCAGCCATCAGCATCAGGGTCAGTGTTCTGGTCCGCCTCAAGGTCGACAGCGTGACGAGCCCCCCAGGCGTTCGCCCGGATCACCTTGTCCTCTGAGGCTTCGCCGGCGGCAAGCAGGCGCGCTTCTCGAATCGTCCGGTCGACGAGGCCATCGCCTCCGTACCCTTCGGCACGAAGCTCGAGGCCGCGCGCAGCGGCGTCGGCGATGTACTGAGGAACATCCATTAGGTTGCGGGCTCTTCGTCCTGCCCGACCGGCGGCATCATCGGATTTGACGGAGAAGCCATCGGGGCACCCGGAAGGGCCATCACGAACTCGTCGCCGCCCTCGTACGGTTCGAGGTCTTCGACGCGTCGGGCCTCGTTCGGGGTACGGAACCCGGACATGATGCCGAGCTGGTGTGCCTTGAATCGGGTGAGCGTGTCGGCCCGAAGGAAGGCTTCGGTGTCAAACCTGACGTACTGCGGGGCGGGCAGCAGAGCCGAGATGGCTTCCTCGATGCGACGGAGCCAGGGGAGCAGCGTGTACGTCACGAAGTGCATGCCAGCGCCTTCGTTGTTCTGGTAGGTCTGCGAGTCACCGCGTGCACCGATGAGGTAGGCGGGGACTCGGAACACCCTGGCGACCTGAGCGATCTGGAGTTCGCGTGTCTCGTTGAGTTCCATGTCCGCAGCGGACACGGTGATCGGCTTCCACTTGAGGCCCTGGGTGAGGACAGCGGGCCGGCGGTGCCGGTTGTGCGTGTTCGTCCAGGTCTCTCTGAGGACCTGTGCCTGTTCGGCCGTCAGGTTCGTATCCGTCTCAAGGACGGAAGACGGGGTCGCTCCCTCCCCGTAGAACTGCGCCAGATGCCGTTCCATAGCCAGCGCCAGACCGATGGTGGTCTTCTGCATCTCCAACGGGGACAGGCCCTTGACGGCCTGCGCAGGGGTCCACCAGCGGATGTGCAGCATGTCTGCAGGGTCGATGTTGCCGCCGCTCACGCTGTACGTCCGGGTCCGTCCGTTCGCTGTCCAGACGCTGACGTTGTTCGGGTGCAGAGCCTGAACGCCGACGATGTCGCGTCGATCGTTGTGATCCAGCAAGACGTAGGCATTACCGTGCAGCGCCATGCTGGACACGATCTGATGCATGAGTTCGAATGGTGTCGACAGCGCCGACGGATTCCTCAGCCAGGCCGGAAGCGGCTGCTCACTGGTCAGGCCGTTCTGTGTTCGATAGACCCGAATCGGCAGGCTTGCCACGGAATCTGCGAGGAGCGACACTGCCGAGAACACGGCCGCCACACCCAATGCCGTCGTCTCGTTGACGATCTCGTTCGACCAGTTGAAGATCGTGCCGACATTGGTCGTCTGGAGGGGCGCAACCTCACGCCGTTCGAACCGTGCGAACAGGCTCATCGGCCGGCCGCCCAACCGAACAGGATCAGGAATGCGCCGGCGAGAGCGAGACCTCCGGGCATCCAGACGATCCAGAGTGCGGCGACGAGCAGAATCGCGCCGAGGATCTCAGCGGCGGTCGTCACGCTCGAGCGGGTCATGCGGGGTCTCCCCAGGGGTCAATGATGAGCGGTAGTTGCGGGGGACCTTCCGAGCGCGTCGCTCGGTCGTAGGCGATGATCGCAGCGATACCGAGGTCGATCTTGCGACCCGACATCTTTGACTCTTTGGTCGGTCGAGCACCGCGATTGTCGCGTTTGAGGACCATGTTCGCCATGTGTCGGGCGAGCCGCACGTCACCGTCGTGGTGGAGCTGTTCGTCCATGACAGCGTCGTAGAACCGTTGCCACGCCGGCACGATTCGAGCCACCGCATTCGTTGGCCATTCGATAATCGGCAGGCCCTCGTCAGCGAGGACCTGCATTGACCGTTGCCAGCGGAACGGATCGCAAACGACCTCGAGGACGTTGTGCGTGCGGCACAGGTCAAGCAGGCGAGCCTCCACGTCGGCGATCGGGACTCGCCAGTGCTCATCGTCCTGGGGTCGTTCCCACGAATCAAGCACGAAGACGTACCCATCCTGGGTGCAGCCAACGATCGCCGTGCTGTCGCCGACGTACGAACCGTCAAAGCCGATGACGATGGGTTCGCCGGCCTCGAGTTCCCGTGGGGCGGCGAGCTTGTCCCACGCCCCGTGTGGGAGTGCCGATTCGTTCGCGACGACCCAGACGTTCGTACGTTTGGTGCGGAACTCGCCCTCGGACGTTCGATTCACAGTCGATTCGAAGTCGGCCACGGACACGATGTCACCGAGCCCAGGGTTCGCCTCGGCCCAGACCTTGGGATTGCGATGGTTCGCATCGCTCCCTGCGCGTGGTTCCCACCAGGCGAAGTAGAAGCTCGGGTCCTCAACCTCCCTGGTGGCGACCCGTTGCCCGTACTGGTACAGCCGGTATGCGATTGTCTCCCGACCGAGACTGTCGGTCCTGGTGCCGGCCGTTGTGATCCCGACCATCAGCGGTTCCCGGCGGGAACCACCCGCTAGAGCCATCACGTTCCAGAGGTCTTCGCCGATGACATGCACCTCGT